GGTTGGCCCGCAGGGAGTGGGCCGTGCATTCGTGGGTTCCGCCCTGGTGTGTAAACCTGTCCAGGTAGTTCATCGCCCACAGGCCATGCCGGTCATTCTCGGCGGCCCGCTCGGCCCACTCGCGGGGCTCGATCCACATGGCCCGGGGAAACTCCCGCGAGGCGTTGCCGCAGGCGTCCCGCAGAGCGTCGGTCGTGTCCTCGGCCGCGAGGTGGTCTGGGTAGCCGTCGTGGCCGCCCTCTGGAAACACGTCGATGAGTTTCGGGTCGATCACGGCACGGCCCTCACGACGGCGTCGGCATCGGTCGGGGCCTTCACGATCGCCAGCACGGTCGAGCCAGACAGCACGACCAGGGCCGGGAGGCCCTTGGCCTTGGCAGCCTCCACCGCGGCTCGGTACTGGTCGGGCACCTCGCCGTCGCCGTCGGTGGCGTCGGCCTCCACGAGCGTGGCCAGGATCTGCCGCTCGCGGTTCAGACGGTTGAGGCCGACCGTGACGCCGGGCGGCACGTCCGTGGCGTCCTTCTCGTAGACGTAGACGGCCGCCGTGGCGGTCTTCGCTACCACAGCGGTGCCGCCCCCGTGCCACGCCGGCAGCGGGCCGGCGAGGAGGATCAGACCCAGAGCGAGAATGACGAACGGCCTCACGGCTTGACGGGCTCCGCGGGCTTCAGCAGTTCGTGGGTCAGCTGCTCGCACACCGCGACCGCCTGGTGGTGGCCCTTGTCCCGCAGCCGGGCCGCGAGGTCGATCACCAGCCGGAGGTCGTCCACCGGCGCCCGCTCGCGGGCCGGCTGGGCCGACCGCACCCGTTGGGCCAGCACGACCACGGCGTAGATCACGAGGCCGACGCCGGCGGCAGCCTGGAGGTATGGGAGGACGTTCACGGGGCGGGCTCCTGGGGCAACGTGTCGAGGATGTCTAGGATCTCGCGGACAAGGGCCACGCCCTCTTCGGTGTGGAGCACCGCGGCCAGCCGCTTGGCGAGCCGGTCGTCCAGCCGGCTGGCGGTCCGCGAGGCGGCCCACTCCAGGCCGTCGGCCACCACCTGCGACCGCTCGCGAACGTCGGCCGCCGCGGCGTACCGCCTGGCGTAGCCGATCGCCGGTGCCCACTCGCGGAGAAGCCGGATCTCGGCCAGCATCACGCCACCCCGCGGACCAGCGGCAGCACCTGTTCCACGGCCCCGGCCGCGATGGCCAGCACGAGCGACCGGACGGCGGGCTTGGCGATCACCCACAGCGGCCACGCCAGCGTCGGCACCGCCTTGTCGGCCAGTGCGTCGAACAGTTGGCCGACCGCCTCCAGCACGGCCGCCTTCTTCTGCTCGCCGGTCATCGTGACCACGCCGTCGTAGGCTTCGGTCAGTAGCCGCAGCAGGGCCACCATGAGCTCGCCAAACTCCCGCCAGGTCAGACCGTCGGAGGCTGCGACCGTGGCCGTTTCAATGAACGCCCGGGCCTTGCCGAAGGCGGAGGTCGAACCATTGGCGGCGACGGTCAGCGGTGCATCGGAGATCATTGGATCTTTCCCTCTTCGTAGAGCTGCTTGGCTTGGGCGACGGTGCAGAACGGGACGATGGCCTTGGTGGGGTCGCCGGCCCCGGCGAGCTCGAGTGCCAGCCGCTGCCAGAACGTCAGCGGTTCGGCCCGGCGGCTGGTGATCGCCCCGACGCCGACCCGTGACGAGGTTGGAACGTGGACGTGGTTTGCCGACTCGCCAGCCCGGGCGATGGCCTCGCGACCGCGGGCCGTGTGCCGAAACTGCGAATCCTCTCGGGTTCTCACGGCCGCGTTCCTTCTCCCGTCATTGTACGGGCGTCCAGTTGTGCCACAGGCCGCGGAGCGGCCACTGGGCGGTCGGTCCTTGTGGGTCAGCCGACTGGGAATGGCAGGGCCATTTCGACCAGCATCCGCGTCTGCTCAAGCGGGCCGCGGTTGTCGATCACGCGGTCGATCAGGTGTGGCGAGATCCCGGCCTCACTGCTGTGGGTGTGGTGCGTCTCTTGATCCCGCTCGACCAGCCACACCTCGCCGCCCTGGTTGCGGATCCACTCGGGTTCATTGTCGAACCGCACATCCGAGAAAACGATCGTCCCGGCGAAGGGTGCGATCCGCTGCTCCGCGAGCCGCAGCCAGAGATCTTGTGCCACCATGCCGCGGCCCCACTCGGTGCCGAGCGTCTGCATCAGCTCCCGCGAACTCTTGCCGAGCCAGACCAGCGGCTTTTCCTTGTTCGCTCTGTCGCGGAGCATGTGCTCGGGCACGTCCAGCATGGCCGCCAGCCCTGCGTAGAGCGGGTCGGCAAACCCGATCACGAAGCCCGCCGGGATCATCTCTGCCACCGTGTTCTTCCCGGCCCCGGCCCGGCCGGCGATGCCGATGATCCGGCGGATGGCCGGCCTGGCCTCCACCGGCTCGCGGATGCGGTCCATCATCTCCTCGCGGCGGGCCTTGATCCCGGCCCACGCGGCCTCGAGCTGCTCCGGGCTCATGCTCCCGCCGATCCGCTCGATCTTGAACTCGGCCGGGGCCGTCTCGGTGGCGGGCTTCATGTCGAGGCCGCGGATCTTCTCCAGGAACTCGGCCGGCAGTTCGGCCGCGAGCGTGGCCCGCTCCACCGGCACCGCCTCCGCGGTGCTCCGCTGGGCCTGCTCCATCGTCCGGGCCTTGGCCACGAACGGGCTCCCCTCGCACGCGGTGCAGCCCACCTCCGGCTCCCGCCACACGTCCGCGAGCACCGCCGCGGCGGCAGCCTGGGCCGGCTGGCAGCCGGCGAGCGGGTGCGGCTTGTAGCCGTCCAGCTTCGGATCGTCGGCCGGCGTGGCCGCCATGCGGGCCGCCACGGCCTCCCGGATCAGTCGGTTGGATTCTCCAAAGCTCGACATCTGCTTCTCCTATTTCATCCGCGGCCCGGCGACGTGCATGGCCGTCAGCCCACCGGCCGCGTCGTAGATGAACAACTCCATCGCCTGGCGGTTGCCGACGAAGCCATCGACCGCGTGGTAGTCATCCGGCGGGCAGAGGGCCGGGGCCACCCGCACGAGCACGCCGTCGTAGGTCTCGATCGGCCGCGACCACTCGGCCGCCTGGTGGTGCAGGTGGCCGGTGTGAATCTCGCGGTACGGGCAGCGTGCCCACTCCCGGGCGGCCTCGATCGCCATCAGCTGCGGCAGCTTCCGCTTCGCCTTGTGGCCATGCACGAACCCCAGGAGGTTCTTGCCGTGGGTCAGGTACTTTCGCGGCGTGTATTCGCTGTCGACCCGCACCCGTTTGTCGTTCCTGAACCGCTCGGCCAGGATCCGCTGAAAGGCGAAGGTCAGCGTCTCGTCGTGATTGCCGTTCACAACGAGCGTGTCCACCGGGGCCACACCAGCCGCGGCATCAACCAGGGCCAGGATCGAATCGGTGCCGTCGTTGAGCATCTTCGGGAGCCGGCCGTCACGCTCCAGCGGCGTGCCCTTCGTGGTCGTGCCAGCCGGCGAGTCGTAGTGGTAGACATCGCCCAGCGTGGCGACCGTCAGCCGGCCCGGCTTGTATCGTGTCGCCACGTCCAGCAGCTCTGCAGACGCCTCGCGAACGAGCCGGGCGGCGATGTCGAGGTCGTAGTCCTGCCCGGCCGTTCGCCGCCATCCGTATTTGCCGTAGTGTGGGTCTGCGACCACGAGCACCGCCCACCGGTCGGCCGTCTTGATCGGCTTCGCCCTGGGCGTGATGGGCTTGCGGATCTCCCCCTTCGCCGCCTCGATCATCGCCTCGACGCACTCGCGGACGCTCGGCCCGGGCTTCGGCCGCAGTCGCACGAACACCCGAAAGAGCTCGGTGACGATCGGCCGGCCCGTGTCCTTGTCGGCCGACATGCCCTCCCACTTCGTCGCCTCGCTCGCCGCCACTTCGTAGCGGGTCAGGTCGGCCTCGATGTGCTTCAGGAGGTCTTCGACCGTGCGGATCGTTCGCGAGCACGACCGAGCCTCGATGCCGCCGCCATCGGTGCGGACCTTCACCTGCTCGGCGTCTGCCGGTGGTGCGGCGTCGACGGCGGCCTTGACTGCGGCTTGTGCCATTTTGTCCGTCAGGTTTTTCGGGTGAGCCACCGGACCACCGTCCAGCGCTTCGGGATTTCCAGGCCGTGCTCCGTCCCCCACGCCTGGATCACGCTTGCGGCATCGCACTGTTTCAGCCTGCCGAACTCGCCGCGTTCCCACCGGTCGCGGATGTCCTCCAGTTCGGCGAGCCGATCGGCCGGCAGCCGCCGATACCACGGCTCCAGCCCGTTCTTTGACTTTCCTTGTGCCTCGACTGCCGCTGCGTGCAGCGCGTCTGCGAGCGTGCTCTTGGCCTTCGCCATCCGTGTGCCTCCGCATGGTGGTCCTCCGCAGGGTCGCACGGATCCGGTATCCGTCAACCGGTCAACTACTGGCCGAAATAGAACCTCGCCGCCGCATTGCCAGCATCGCGGACGGCGTATTGCACCTTCGCTCCGGCTTCGTTGAGCCACTTCTTCCGCCCGTCGCATCCACAGCAGCCTGGCTTGCCCTCGGTGCGGGTCAGCCGCTCGACTCGCTCTTTCGTGATGCCCACGCTGGTCAGG